CTATACAGATTGGCACTGGTATTTAGGTTGGGAAGATAGATTTAATCTAACGTCAATGGAATTTATGATGTCAGCATTAGGTCAGGAAATGATGGACAAAGGAATTGATGCTGATGAGATTATGCGTACTCCACGAGCAGTAGATTCAATGAAAGTTGTATTAACTAAAGTATTGTAGTAGTAACGGTAGTGCCAGTTCGATTCTGGCTCGTTTGCCGAGGCTTGGTAGGAGAATGCGGTTCGAGTCCGTGGTTGGTCTTAGGGAAGACAAAAGGCATGACGCCTAGGAAAGACTAGGGCTAACACGCATGAGGATTGATTTTGGTTATCTGGGCAGCAATAGCGCAATCCTGAATTTACAGGTGATGCCATAGGACGCTATGGAGTACGGATTCTAGGGGGCGATAAGTTTCCTGACACCTCGGAAAGACGAGGACTAACACGCATGAGGATTTGTTTGCTGCCAGAGATCGCGACGAAAGCAGCAAGATCAGCGGAGTGTCCTAGTGACTAGGCGGCTAGTTTGTAGCGCAGTCCTCAGTCGTATTGATATTTAGGGGAATTACTTGCAAGCAATCGTAATCTGTACAGTAAATAGTCCAAGTATTCACGTACTACTTGAAAGTATTAATCAATATGCAAGAGAATTACCGATATACATTAGTGCAAATAGTCTGGAGTTATGGGGAGAAGTTAGAAAGAAACTTGGAAATGATCGAATTGTATTCAGACCAAATACTGCTACCAATTTCGGAGATGCTTATAACGAGATTGTCGGATATGCGTTTAATACAGGGAATTACGATTCATTAATCATTGCTAACGATGATGTAGTTCTGACTCCAGAAACTATTAAAAAAATGCAAGAGGACTGGAAATTTGTTAATAAGCAATATAAGACAGGTTTCTTAGGCGCTAGATCAGATTACATACTGCCAGATCAGAATATTCGAGTTGCTGTAGAAGATGATAGGTTTGCAGGGCTAAAGTGGGATAGCGAGAATCACATAAAGATGACGGACGTTATCGCTCCTATTTTTGCTGCTGTAAGTAAAGAAGCATGGGATGTAGCACAATTCCCTAGCACTAATTGGTATTCAGACAATATAATATGCCATGACTTAACACAAGCTGGATATTTCCATTTTGTTAGTCGTGGATACGTTCATCATGCTGGATCGCAGACAGTTGGAAGTGACTTTGCTAAATGCCATGAAGAACCAAGAGAATGGATAAAGACTAACAGATCGGATATGTACGAGGTTTTTTATGGCAGGGATACTACAGAGCTTTAGCGATCTAATGGCAAAAGGATTGCTTAGTGGATACGATGCTTTAGTAAATCGTGAAAATCTGCCAAGTAATCAGCGAGTGTATTTAAGTACCGTATTAGACCGTAATATGGAACCACTAACGGCTAAAGACTTTACTCCACAAGAACTTGCTGCAATACAACAGTTAGTTCAGCAAAAAGGTGGTGAAAAAGGTGCAATTAAGTACGCTGATTATCCAGTTCCTAAAGAAGGTGAAAGTGCTACAGCTAGACCGTTAAGCGGAAAAGAATTTCCGTATGAGAATATCCGTACAACACTAGGACAATTTACCTATAAGTTAGACCCGAAGACGAAACAATATCAAATTAGTGATGTTTATGACTTTAATGCTAAACCGTTAACTAAAGATATTGTGCAAGGTGATTATATTGGTAGATTTGCAATAAGTCCTTATTTGATAGCAAGAGCATATGGTCAGAATGTAGTACCAGCAGGACAAGGAAGACAAGTAAACATTACTATTCCAGGATTGCTTGGAAAGTAAGCATGACATCCAAAGGATAATGCAAAAATGGAAACGAATACTGTTAAAGAAACGCCAAAAATCGGAGAAGGACTAGCAGGACCTGGTAGACCTAAAGGATTGCCCAATAAGAGCACTCAAATGGTACGAGAGGCTATTGCTAATCTATTAGAGCGCAATGCTCCTAACATGGATAGATGGCTTAATGAAGTGGCTCAGAACGATCCTTATAAAGCCTTAGACCTAATGAACAAGCTAAGTGAATACCATATACCTAAGCTGGCTAGGACTGAGATAAGTGGTATTGATGGTGCTCCTCAGCAGCATGTAGTCACATGGCAGAAATAACGGACTTAGACTTGAGAAATCTGGCTGAGAAGGCTGGATTAGTAAAGATTCTATGGCAGTCTGAGAACGGCAAAGTAGTTCATTACGAGTATCCAGACTTACAGGCACTAAGGAAGTTCACAGAGCTACTCAATGATCGTAATTCCGTATAAACCTAGAGAACAGCAGATAGCTATCCATGAGGCTGTGGATAAGCATAGATTCACGGTAGTAGTAGCCCATCGTCGTATGGGCAAGACTGTTAGCGCGATTAACCATCTAATCAAGGCTGCGATTGAGTGTGAAAAGCCAAACCCACGATTTGCCTATATTGCTCCAACTTACGCACAGTCCAAACGTGTGGCATGGGATTACTTGCTGGAATTTACTCGTCCTCTTGGGGCTGTGGCTAACATCAGCGAACTTAGGGTTGATTTTTGGGGTAGGCGCATTAGTCTTTACGGCAGTGATAATGCTGATAGCCTTCGTGGGCAGTATTTCGATGGCGTTATCCTTGACGAGATAGGCGACCAGAATCCTAAGATATGGAATGAGGTTATACGTCCAGCACTGGCTGATAGGAATACAGACGAGTCTCCTACGTGGTGCTTATTCATTGGTACGCCTAAAGGTAGGAACCATTTCGCAGACTTTAGAGACAGGGCTAAGACTGCTGAAGGATGGGCATTACTAGAGTTCAAAGCTAGTGAAACTGGCATTATTGCTGACAAGGAACTTAGAGACGCTCGCAATGAAATGGGCGATGATAAGTACAACCAAGAGTTCGAGTGTTCTTTTGATGCAGCCGTAGAAGGATCATATTATGGGCAGATTATCAACGATCTTGAGGCGAAGAACCGGATCACCAATATCGAACGTGATGACTTATGTAAGTCTTATGTTGCTTGGGATTTGGGCATTAGTGATTCTACAAGTCTGTGGGTTGCTCAGGTGGTTGGAAAAGAAGTACGTCTCATTGATTTTACGGAAAACCACGGTGTCGGTCTGGACTGGTATGTACGCTGGCTCAAAGATAACGGCTACGAAGGCTTCACGCAGTTCTTGCCTCATGACGTCGAAGTCAGAGAACTAGGCACAGGAAAGAGCCGTAAAGAGGTTTTACAGGAAGCTGGACTAGAGATTACAGTCGCTCCTCGTTTATCGATTGCAGATGGCATACAAGCCGTTAGAAGGCTATTACCGCAGTGTTGGTTTGACCACAAGACTAAGGCTGGCTTAGATGCTCTTAGGAACTATCGTAGGGAATATAACGAGAAGCAGCAGGTTTTCTACGATAAGCCGTTACATGACTGGTCTAGCCATGCTTCAGACGCATTTAGGTACTTAGCGATAAGTCTTGACGATTCAGAGACTTCATGGCAGTCAGATTTACCTATTTCTACTAAATGGATTGTATAATTGCGAAAATCCTAAGAGGAACGCATTATGATGGACGAAGGCAAAGTTAAAGGTATTGTCGAGAATGAAATAGATAATGCCATTGGTTATCTTGATACAGAGACTACCGAAGATCGTCGTAGAGCATTAGAGTATTACCTACGTAATCCGTATGGAAATGAAATTGAGGGAAGATCACAGATTGTCACAGGTGAGGTAGCGGAGGCTATTGATGGTGCATTGCCACAGTTAATGCGAGTCTTTACCACCACAGAAGATATTGTCTATTTTGAGCCTAAGAGTCCTGGTGATGAGGAATCAGCTAAACAGGCTACTGACTACTGTAATTGGGCTTTCTATCGTGATAATGATGGAACTCTTATTCTCCACAATTGGTTTAAAGATGCACTGCTGCAAAAGGTAGGTGTAGTTAAGGCTTATTGGGATGAAAAGATTGATGTCACTAAGGAAGAATACGAGAATCTGACAGAAGATGAGCTTGCTTTATTGCTATCAGATCAGTCTCTTAAAGTTGTCAAACAGAAAATAGAATACGAAGAAATGCCCGATATGATGGGCAATGTTATGCAGATTCCTCGCTATGAGGTGTATGTACAACGTACAGAAGAATCTGGTCAGGTTCGTATTGATAATGTTCCTCCTGAAGAATTCTTAATCTCCAAGTCAGCTAAGAACATTGAAGATGCTACGTTTGTGGCGCATCGTCGTTTAATGACTCGCTCAGAGTTAATTGCTTTAGGCTACGATAAAGATATAGTTGACGAATTACCAACATATAACGACTTAGAGTTCAGTCCTGAGCGTATTGCACGTTTTCCTAATGGTGAGCAACCAGACCAGAATACAAGCCTAGATCAGTCTATGCAGGTTTTAGAGGTCTATGAGTGCTATATCCGTATCGATGAGGATGACGATGGTATCGCTGAATTGCGTCGTATTGTCTATTGTGGCTCAGAAATCCTAGAGGACGAGGAAACAGACTATATTCCGTTCCATTCTATTTGCCCTATTCCTATTCCGCACAAGTTCTTTGGTCAGAGTTTGGCTGATAGAACGATGGATATTCAGTTGCAGAAATCCACGATTACGCGTCAGAGCTTGGATAATCTGTATCTAACTAACAACAGTCGAGTAGGTGCTGTAGATGGGCAGGTCAATATAGATGACTTGCTCAATGCTACTCCTGGTGGCGTTATCCGCATGAAGAATCCGAACGCTTTGGTTCCTTTAACGGTTCAAAGCACGTTCAGCCAGGCTATGCCTATGCTTGAATACTTGGATCAGGTACAGGCTAAGCGTACTGGTGTTAACGATGCACAGCAAGGACTCGATCCAGACGTATTGAATAACGTCAGTGCAACTGCTGTAGCTGCAATGATGAAGTCTAATTCTGGCAAGCTAGAGTTAATTGCTCGTATCTTTGCTGAAACAGGCGTTAAGAGTCTGTTTAAAGGCATCTTGCATCTATTGGGCAAGTATCAGGACAAACCTCGTATCGTTCGTATGCGTGGTAAGTACGTGACATTTGATCCTAGAACATGGGCAAATGAGTACGATATTAGCGTTAATGTAGGTCTAGGCTCAGGAGACAGAGAACAGAAGTTAGCGATGATTCAGATGATTCTGTCTAAACAAGAACAGATCATTCAGCAGTATGGCCCAGCAAATCCATTGGTATCTATCGCTCAGTACCGCAATACTCTAGCGAAGTTTATTGAGTCGGCTGGTTTCAAAGATGCTAACGAGTTTATGAATGAGATTACTCCAGAGCAAAATGCAGCATTATCTCAGCCACAGCCGCCTACTCCTGACGCACAAGCAGAGGTCGCTCAGATGTTGGCTCAGGTTGAGAGAGAGAAGACTCAGGCGAAAGCGCAAATAGATGCTGCAAAGCTAGACTTAGAGAAACAAACGCTAGAGGCTGAATATACTCGTAAGGGTATAGAAATGCAGATGAAGAATCAGAAGGATGCTGCTGAGATTCGTATTAAAGAGGCTGAGTTAGCAGTTAAGCAACTACAAGCTGTACTGGCTATGGACTTGGCTGACGAGGATACGAAGAATAAGCAGACTGAGTTAACACTTAAAGCATTACGTGAACTAGGCTCTCTAACTAAAGGTATGTAATGAAAAGATCAGACTGGGCTATTAACTTACTAAGAGACGATTACTTCCTAGAGATGATGGAAGAATTGCGAGGTATGGAGATAGCTAAGTTTTTGAATAGTGACTATGGCGATATAGAGACACGTGAGGAAGCGTATCTGCGATTAAGAGTCCTAGAGTCTATCGATAACCATATACAAGGATTGGCAGATCAGAAGATCATTGATGAAAAAAAGTTAAAGATTTTGTAGTCCGAGTCGTCCGGTTGACGATATAATTAAGGAAACATAAATGAGCGATACTCAGAACACGACTCCTGAAGGAAGTGGTGAGTTAACGGTAGAAGGTGCAGCTAACGCTTTCTTGAGCATGATGGAACGTGAAGATGGCTCCGAAAAGGAACAACCAGAATCCGCTTCAGAGGCTAACGAAAGCGATGCCGAATCAGATGAAGAGTCTGAGGTAGAACAAGATGATGATGTTGAGGAGCAAGAGCAGCCCACGTACCGCGTAAAAGCCGCTGGTGAAGAACGTGAGGT